AGACTATGCGCTATATACTATTACACCTTACTTTAATCAGCGTATAGTTCCTTCAAGCACAGTTTATGCTGCAACATCCTCTATTCCTGCAGCAGCTTTTGCTTCTTCACCTGTTTTATCCTCAACATATAGTGCCGGTATTTTTGAAAATCAAATTCTTACTACAACAGCATATTTAAGTGTTATTAATTTTAACGGTGTCCTAGGTAACTATTTCGCAGCTTCACAAAACAGTCAAACAAATTATATTAATACCTTTGACTATGATGTTATGGATTATAGAAAAGTTATAGATATTGTAGACTTTGAAGAAGGATCTTCTACAGGTGTTAATACACTCTTTACAATTGAGCAGACATTAGCTCAGCAAACATATTTTAGTTATGCTATGGGTAATTACGGATTTGATCTAATTAGTTGGTACACTTTAAAGAACTGGCTAGAGGTTAGGGAGAAATTACTAGCTCAAAAGAGATCAATATCTTTTAATGATAGAACACAATATATGCAATTCTACCCACCACCTCGTACACCGGGCTCTGGAAGTAGATTCTATGGTGTGGTTAACTGTTATGTTGAAAGACCTCTTAGAGACTTAATTAAAGAGCAATGGGTATATCAATATGCTCTCGCTTTGAGCAAAATATCTGTTGGTAATGTAAGAGGTAAATATACCGGTACAACGCTCTTCGGTGGCGGTCAAATTAATTACAGCGATCTTCTTTCACAAGGATTGAATGAAAAAGAAAAGCTCGAACAAAAGCTCTACGAAGGCGCGCCAGGATTTGGTGATGCAGCCCCGCCTTCATTCTTTGTAGGATGATACCTCCTAACGGCAGTAATAAATATAGGCAAGGTTTGTTTAAACCAAAAAATTCTTCTAAATATGTAGGGAGAACGCCTCCAGTATATCGTTCTGGATGGGAATTAAGGTTTTTTAGATGGTGTGATGAAAATACTAATGTATTAGAATGGGCCTCCGAAGCAATTATTATCCCTTATGTTAACCCTATTGACGGCAAAGGTCATAGATATTATACAGATGGAGTTGTAGTAATACGTGAAACAAACGGTATAAACAAGTATATTATTGAGATAAAGCCAAGTGATCAATGCAAGCAACCAACGGCGGGAAGAAAGAAAAATAGCACGTTAATATATGAGAATAAGAGGTATATTCAAAATATGGCTAAATGGAATGCTGCGAAAAAGTGGTGTGAACAAAGGAATTATAAATTCCTAATATTAACAGAGAAAGAGCTAGGATTAAGATAATTAGGTATTAAATTAATAAATAATATTATGGCTTTACGCTTATTAGTCGAAACACCGGCTCCGGAAGAGCAATTTGAATACATTTTAGAAGAAAAAAATTCTAAAGAACCAGCAAGACTTTATATTCAGGGTCCTTACATGATGTGTGAAACGGTTAATAAGAACCAAAGAATTTACGCGCGTGATGATATGGAAAAAGAAGTTAATCGCTATATTGCTGAAATGATTAATACAAAACGAGCAATGGGTGAATTAAATCACCCTACTTCTGCTGAAGTAAATCTCGAGAGAGCTTGCCATATTGTTAATAATATGAGAATGGAAGGAAATTACGTAATGGGTAAATCTCAAGTACTTTCTACTCCCATGGGTCAAATTGTTCGCTCACTGATTAATGACGGTGTTAAGGTTGGAATGTCTAGTCGCGCACTTGGTAAATTAAATGAAGGTACCGGTGGTGTTAATCGTGTTACTGATATGAGATTAGTAGCAGTTGACTGCGTTGCTGACCCATCGTGTCCTAAAGCTTTTGTTAATGGTATTCTCGAGAGTAAGCAATTTGTTTTAGATATGAATGGTGCTTTAGAAGAAGTTTATGAAGGTCTAGAGAAGGCTATTAAAAATCTACCAACAAAAGAAGTTCAAACATATCTAAAGGAACAAATTATTTCCTTTTTTACATTTCTAAGAACATCATGAGCCAGGAGCAGATAAGCGAGGCTGGCTTTGGCAAAGCATTGGGAGCCGCTGCAGCTGTAGGTGGTGGTGCTCTTTTAGCTAATAAAGCAGGATCTTATCTTAAGAAAAATCCTCAAGCAGCAAGAGCTATAGCATCTGGAGCAGGCGCAGCAGCAAAAGGATTAATATCATTAATTGCTCCTATAGTAAAAGAAGTTGGCCCTGCTGTTGCTAAATCAATTTTAAAACAAAAGTACGGCATAGATATACCTGATATTACTATTCAAAAAGCAGCAGCTGCACCTACAGTTAGCACATCTATAGGTTCACAGGGTCTTGCTGTAGCAGGTCAACAGCAACCTCAACAACAGCCACCAGTAATTAATAAATCGCCTGAAACAACTACAACCACAGCAACAACAACTGCACCTTCAGTTACACCGACAAAAACAATTTCTTCAGACTTAGTATCAAAACTTCAAAACGATCCTGATGTTAAAGATCTTATGTATTTAAATAAACCTGATACAGACCCTGCAGTAGTATCTAAAAAAACATCTATAGCTAAAAAATTTGGCATTAATCCTGATGATGTAAATTCATATATTAAGCAAGTAAATCCAGAATCTGTCTATAGGAAAGGCATGGTATTAAATGAGTTTATACCGGCGTTATTAGCTGCTGGAGAAGCATTAGCGCCAGCTGTAGCTAGACAGGTAGCTTTACAAGTTGGGGCAGACATAGCTGCTAAAGCTATAAATAAAAAATTACAGCAGAAAAACAGTAATAAAAATATAAATAATAATGAAATGGAAGAGTCTAAGAAAAAGAAGAATAAGAAAGTTTTAGCTAAAGAAGGTATCGGAACGGGTACTTTAGGTGCTGTAGCTGGTGGTTTGATAGGTGGGGTTCCAGGAGCCGTTATTGGCGGTCTTACTGGTGCAGCTGCCCCCAAAGCTGTTAAGGAAATAAAGAGTGCTGTTTCTGGTGAAAACGAAGAAGATAAGAAAAAGAAGAAAAAGAAGGTTAAAGAATCTTCTGATATTTCTAAATTAGTTAGTCTAATTTCTCAGAAAAATTATGCTGAGGCAGATAAATATTTAAAGAACGTTGTCGATTCTAAAATTAAAGATAGAATTGAGAGCGCTTCGAACATAAATATATTTTAATATGGACAACAAAATAACAGACGCTCTAAAGACAGCAACAAAAGACATTCTCACTGAGGATGTTTTAAAAGAAATCGAATCCGCATTTAATGCCTCTGTTGATGAAAAAGTTAAACTTCATGTTGAAAAAGCTCTTATGGAGCAAGATTCAGATTATTCAAAGAAACTCGAAACACTTTTAGAAGCTCTCGATACCGATCACACAAATAAGCTTAAGATGGTTGTTGAAGCCATTGATTCTGATAGAGCAAAAAAATTAAAAGCAGTTGTTTCAAAATATGAAAATGCTCTTAATAAAGAAGCTAAAAATTTTAAAGACACTTTAGTTGAACAGGTTAGCAAGTATCTCGAGGCTTACCTCGATGAGAAAGTACCTTCTACTGAAATAAACGAAGCAGTAAAGAATAAGAGAGCAATCTCTGTTCTTGAAGAAATTCGTAAACTTCTCTCCGTCGATATGGCACTTGCGAATGACAACATTCGTGATGCAGTTGTTGACGGTAAGCAGAAAATAGATGAAGCTGCAACGCAGCTTGAAGCCGCTAATAAGCAGGTTAATAAACTCTCTGATGAGAACAAGAAGCTAAAAGCTAATCTTGTTCTTGAGACGAAAGTATCCAATCTTGATGAAGATAAAAAATCATACATGAAGAAGATGCTAGCGAATAGAACAGCAGAGTTTATCACAGAGAACTTTGATTACACATTAAAGCTCTATGAAAAAACTGAAGAAGAGCGGCTTGTAAATCTTAAGTCTGAAGCTTTAACTGAAGCTTCTTCAAATGCAGTCGATAGACCCGTAATTGAAGAGTCAACAGTTACAGGAGAAGAAGCAGTTGATCCGTCATTCAATAACTACCTCTCCGAGCTACAGAAGTATTAATTTCGTAAGATTTACTTGAGGGCTAGTCCCTGAATAGTAAAAAGGTCGACATTTAAAGTATAAAGGTATTTTATATATTATGGCAAAACAAATCCGTCCTACACAGGCTTACATCGATGAGTCACGTGCGCGCGTATTGCTTGAGAAATGGGCTCCAGTATTGGACTATTCTTCAAACAACGTCGCCACGATTGAAGACGATCACACTCGTTTGAACACCGCCATCCTCTTGGAAAACCAAGAGAAGTGGTGTTTCGAAGCCAGCAATTCTGCTGGCGGCACGGGTGGAGTATTTAGTGGTGGCACAATCAATAACGGAGGAGCTGGCAATCAGTTCCCTTCGCAGAATGATGGTGCTTATGCTCCTAATGACTCACGTCTTCCTAAGATCCTCATTCCGATGATTCGCCGTACGTTCCCTGAGTTGATCACTAACGAAATCGTTGGTGTTCAGCCCATGAGCGGACCCGTAGGTCTAGCTTTTGCACTCCGTTATAAGTACGAACCTACAAGCTTAGGTTATCAGTCTGGTAGCATTGATGGTAACACTGGCGCCACCCAATTCGGTGGTTCCACAAACCGTCAAGGTCTATCAGCTAATCCTGAGCTAGGTTATCAGTACCTCAACTCCGGATTTACCGGTACCACCACGAATGCATTTTCTGGTGCTGCTGGTTACTTCTCAATGGTTGATCAGGACAAGGGTGTTGCACAGTTGCTCGCTAATTTCGAGTTAAACAGCAATATTCCTCAGGTCGTGGTTAGCTTTGAAAAGACCGCTGTTGAAGCTGGTACCCGTAGACTCGCTGCTCGTTGGTCAGTTGAACTCGAGCAGGATCTGAAGAACATGAACGGTATTGATATCGATACTGAGCTCACAAACGCTATGTCGTATGAGCTACAGGCCGAAATCGATCGTGAAATGATCATCAGAATGATCCAAACAGCCCTTAACGCTGGATTCGGCACAGGCTTCTCAGTCTGGTCGCCCGCTTCAGCCGACGGTCGTTGGCTCGTTGAGCGTAATCGTGACTTCTATCAGAGGCTTATTGTTGAGGCTAACAGAATTGCAGTACGTAACCGCCGTGGCGCGGCTAACTTCATCGTAGGTACACCTCGTGTGTGCGCTATCCTTGAAATGTTACCCGAGTTCCAGTGGGTTCCAGTACAGGGCAATGTTAACACTCAGCCCGTAGGCGTCGCTAAAGTTGGATCATTGGGTGGTCGTTTTAACGTTTAGCGTGACACTCGTACAGAGGCACAGTTCGAGGCTAACGCCGGAGGAAACTTCGGTGGCAATGGTGGATTCCCTCCCTATGGCACTAGCACTCGCACTCAACGTCTTGAGTACGCCCTCCTTGGTTACAAGGGTCCGGAATTCTATGACACTGGTATCATCTATTGTCCTTACATTCCGGTTATGGTGCAGAGAACTATTGGTCCTAATGACTTCGCTCCTCGCGTTGGTCTATTAACACGTTATGGTGTTGTAGATAACATCTTTGGTGCGAATCTTTACTACCACGTAATTATTCTGCAAGGTCTTGGAACAGCGTTTCTACCAGGCCAGCAATCGGTCTACTTCTAAGAAATTAGAAGGTGCGATAAAAAAGAAAGCAGCTTTCACCTGGTTCGTCCCAGGATCTTTAAAAAGGGGCCTCTTGCGGGGCCCTTTTTTTTGTTTAAATATAAAAAAAATCACTGCATAGAATAAATATTATTATGGCAACATCAATTACTTCAGTACTTTCTACACCAGCTAGCTTAACTAGCACTTTTAATTCAGTAAACTCTGCATTTACAGCTTCATTTTCTGTATCTGGTTTAATTGATAGTAATTTTCCTACCGGTGTTCTTTCAGGCTCTAGCACAGTTTTTAATGCTACTCTAGCTTATACAGTTACAGGTAATTCAAGCAATTTTATTGCTGCTAATGAATTATCTGTTCTCCTTACTTTAGGAAGTATATATGGAACACAAAGCTTCTACGGTTTCGTACAACCTGGTAGTACATTCTCACAGACAAGAACATCTGCAGCGTTTGTATTAGGATTTAATGGATC